CATCCTCGTGATTTCCGACCCAGCAAATCCAGCCAACGAAGGTAAGGTATTCCTCTATAAATTCGGCAAGAAAATCTTCGATAAGATGCTGGATGTAATGCAACCAGCCTTCCAAGATGAGAAGCCAGTAAATCCATTCGACTTCTGGTCGGGTGCCGATTTTAAGCTCAAGATTCGTAATGTTGAGGGTTACCGCAACTACGACAAATCAGAGTTTGCTCCTGCGGCTCCTCTCCTCGGTGGAGATGAAGCTAAGTTGGAAGCCATCTACAACTCAATGCACGCACTCAAGGACTTTGTTGATCCTAAGAACTACAAGTCATACGCCGAACTCAAACGTAAATTGTATGAAGTTCTCGGTGAAGAAGGTCAGGTCCTTACAACTGCTGAAGCGGTTGAATTGAGCGAATCCCAACCGGCTCCAAGAAAGGCCACTGTTGAAGCGGCTGCTCCAAGAGAAGCATTTAAGCCTGTTGAGGCAGGCAGCGATGATGAAGAAGATACAGGGGACACCCTTAGTTACTTTGCCAAGCTAGCAAAGGAAGACTAATCCGTATCGGCTTAATCTCTATATCATGATGAGAGGGTCCTCGAAAGGGGACCCTCTTTTAGTTACATACCACCAAAGATCGGACGGAGCATCCAAGAAGTTCTATCGGGAATGTTATTGTTCTGGTAAGTGACGGAAGTATTGCTATGGGATACATTACTGTTACCGTCACCGCCGCCCGAAGACATTTCAACAGGCATAATCGAGGCTGCCATATTTGCATTTGCGGTATCGCTTTGAATTGCCGCAATGTCGGAACCGATTGTAGAAGGATTGGGCGTAATGTTGCTTACGGTAGTGCCTACATTTTCGTTGTATGATTTAAACAACATATCCATGAAACCTTCGTTTGCATCTCCAGAGATACCAAGGAGTGCTTTACCTTTGTCGATGATGTCATTGGCTGCCGGAATTAACTCTTTTGCGGTATCACTAGCGCTTTCACCAATACCCTTTTCGGCTTTTCTTAACTCTTTTGCGGCTTCTTTTTGTTTACGCTTTACATCGGTTGTATCTCCAGCGGCGCCAAGGATACTCTTATTGGATGAATCTGTTTCGGCTCCCGTCTGTGTAACAGTTCCACCGAACATTTTGGCAAAGCTAACACTGCGAATTGATTTTTCAATATCATTGGCTCCAAGAGCTCCAGCAGCAGATGCAACAAAACCTTTTACTATATCGAGAGGGAGTGCAACCAGTGTTTTCATGAAACCTCTAAAGATTTCACCAACGGTTCCCATAATATCACCATTGCTTATTGCATTTCCAATGTCACCGAATATATCAATGAAATTTTGGAAAAACTGTTCGAAGGCATCCTGCCCGGTCTTAATGAATCTACGGAAGAATTCTGCAATAATGTCGGAGAAGCTAAATGAATCAAGTGCTTCTTCTATACCCTCGAATCCAAGTGCTCCAGCGATCCACGAGACGGCACTCTTTAATAGGTCGAGGATATTGCCAGTAAAAGCATTAATGAATCCCACTGCACCGACTTCCAGTGCTTTTCCAATGTCGCCCGTCTCCTTAAAGATTTTAAAACCTTCGAACAGTGAAAGAGCACCTTGAATGACTGCAGTTACAATAGGACCACCTAAAAATTTACCCAATTTAGAAAACGTACCAAAAATGGTTTTTAAATTACCAAAGAGGGCTCCGACTTTTCCTAATCCCGGAATTAAAGACGTTAAAAGCCCGACCTTCGAGATTAAAAAAGTAAATACCTTTTGAATCGGCTCAAAGAAGCCTTTAACCTTTGGCCATAGCGATACGATACCTTGTACCAATTTGCTTTCAGCGCCCAGACCTGCAAAGAATTTTTGAATAGGTTCAAAAAACTTTATAACCGCTTTACCCAATGCACTTTCTTTTAGAAAGGTTGTGATCTTAAGGAAGGTTTCTTCTAATTTTTTAGTAATGGCACCGATATTGAGAATCTTTTCAATTCCTTTTTTAATTGCTTTAAAATAAGAACCGAGTGTTTCAATAAGCCCCGAAACGAAACCAATGACCAACCCTGCAATTCCTGCTAAGGCACCAAGGATACCAACCGAACCTAAACCACCTTTTAAATTTGGTTTATCTCCGCCCGTAGGCATCATTTTGTTTTTCTTTTCCGCATCCTTCTTATCCTCAAGTCTATTTTCTTCATTCGCAAGTTGGTTCCCTTGAAGAGTTGTGAGGATGTCCTTAGTGAGACTATAGGTACCTTCCAGGATACCAATCATATTAAAGGTATGGAAAGCAGTTGAAGCCGTCTCCTTGGATATAATAAAGAGATTTGAACTGTCCTTGGCGCTTAAAGAACCACCCTTCTGTTTGACATCTCGTGCAGCTGGTTTATAGTTTTTCTTTAGATCCTCGAAAAGCGACTTTATTTCAGTGGCCAATGATTCCATATTAACCGCATTTTCAAGCGATAGGTCGGCGGTATTCAGAGTGTTCTGTTCAATCTTACCAAGCGTCTCGTTGGAGACCTTTAGTTCCAGAATCATCTCTTTGAATAGTTCTTGTTTATCGCGTGCGTCGGCCATGTGGTTTATCGGTTAAGTTTTTTCTTGGCTCTTTCGTTTTCTTCTTTAATATGATCGACAAGAAGAGCCACGTAGATTTCCCTCTCCCAAGGCATCATATTGTCCAATTCGGTGAGACTGTACTTATGATGTTGCATTAGGGCAAAATTGGTCTGGTAATGATTTACGAGACTGTCATGAGAGAGGGAGATGAGAAAAAATTCTGGATCCCTTTAATGAGGAGCGAATTCTTTTCCTTACAATGAGCGCAATCAAATTCAACGGTGTGTTGGAGTTTCGGCATTGCCTCAATGAACTTTTGAATCTTAAGGAACTGCTCCTGGTTCAGAGATTCGATAAATTGGTTGAGCTCTTCTCTTGTCTGTTCGGAAGCTGGATATGATTGTTTCTCATCGTAGATGGAGTCAATACAACCGAGGATTACATCAAATGCAAGTTTTGAAGTGCTTTGTGTATTGGTTGTATTATCCTCGGAAAGTTCAGCAATTAGATCGACACGTGGCCAATTTAGAATGACTCCGATCGAATCGGTGAGTTGAATCTTATTGCTTGGAAGGTTCTTCGTGTCAATAACAATCTCATCAAGATTGACTTCGACTTTGGTGGTGTTCTCGCACTTCACGCATTTAAGATTCAGTTTAGAGATTTCACCAACAGACTTTGAACGGATCCGCAGGAATATATACTCCATGTCGAAGATGGGTAATGTATTTGCATCAAGTTTACCGAGTGTGCAAGAATTAATGGTGTCTTTTACCGCTTGAATGATCTGCTTTTGATCGCCCGATTCAAGGGCAATCATCAGCATTTTTTCTTCTTTTACTAGGTACGGACGGTACTGAATCTTCTTTCCGGTGGAAGGAAGTTTGGTTTCATATTTTGGTGTTTCAATAATTGGCAGTGGCATATAATTATGGTTTTTTCAATGGAGAAAGATAATTTCCGTTACTCAAAATACTTTTAAAATTTTCACTCGGCGCAAATTCATTATTCATAATGTTCGGTAGTAATTCATAATCAGTAGAAACTTTTACTGGAGCCTTAGGTACAATTGGAGAAGCTCCGTCAAAATTTCCGGTGATAAAGTTCTGAGGTGATGCCTTTGGTTCTGCTGGTACTCTATCAACAAAGAAATTCTCATATGTTAATGTAACACTAAATTTCTGTGCGGTATTTTCTGCATTATTGTCCAATGTAATCGGGTTAAATGTCACCGGATACGCATTATGAAGGACCACCTTGTAGATAGGAAGGTTCTTCTTATTGAGCTGAACAATTGTTACGTCGGTAACGTAATTGTTTAAATAATTTGCACGGTAGTTATTGTAGCCAATGATCTGATCCGACCAACGGTCGAAAATCTTCTTGATGTAATAATCGTTGGTCAATAAAAATGTAAAGGTAACATCCTCGTTAATGAATCCATAGGGAATTTTAACCGATTGCTTTATGGATTGATAGTCGGCTGTCAGAATCTGTCTTCCAGGAAGCGTGCACGATTCACAGAGAATTGCAATATCACGAGGATCGTTAATTAAAGAACGAACATTAAAGGTACCCGATAAGGCACCAGTAATAATTGCATTTAAATCAAGATTGAACAGTGTCTGTTCGGGCGGAGTCATATACACCGCAAAACGATTCTCCTGCGCAACACCACCGTGCTTTACAATTGAGCTCTTTAGATTCTCAATACTGTTACCCAGAACATTGTCGATTAGATTGGCCATGTGAATTATCGCGCGGAATACTGCTTGCGGGAATCCAACCAAATCTGAGACTTTGTGCCACCTTTAAAGTGTTCGGTTGGTAGGAAGATTGCTGTTTCCCAGTCGGGTGCAAATACCTGAGATGGGCGGGTTTTCATATGACCCGTAAGATAGTGCTTGAGGCAGGGTGCAAATTCACGGAGTCTTCGAGCACTCACAAGTAAACTATAACGAATTTTAAGGCGTGTTCTTTCGGTAAGTTTGTCATCGGAAAGGGTGCCAAGTAGTTTATCTAAGAACTTGGCCCGAATCTTTGGATGTAGGTAATGTAGGTTGAGCCCAAGGAAACCACCAGGAGCCGGACCAATTACCAGAACCAATGGAAATCTGTCGTAATACGGGAGGTCATCCTTATGTTTAGGATCATAGGCAAACATATACATGTTACCCAGAATTGCCTTGGAACGCTGTTGCACCTTATCATCGTTGAGGAGTGCTTTACGGTTAATCTTGCCGTTTAGTTTTTTTACACGGTCGATGAACCAGTCTTTTGCCTCAATCGAACGCTTTTCAAACCCCGTGGAGTTGAATTCTTTTTCAAGTGTTGTGAAGAGTGAGACTGGCATTAGTTCTATTTATATGTGTTTAGAGTATCTTAATGCCCAACTTAC